ATCAGCTGGACCTCGGACAAGGTCGACCTGCAGCCCATGCTCGACGCCGGCATCAAGCCGTCGGTCGTGGCGGGCGGCGGCATCGGGAACCTTCCCTTCCTCGGAACCTACTCAAGTCAGGCGTAAGAGGGATCCGTGGACGACAAGAACAAGGATCTCGAACGCCTCAAGAACCCGGTGGCCCTCTCCGAGAAGGAGAAGAACATCCAGCAGGTCCCGTTCCGGATCCATAGGAACGACTACCAGGCGCTGAAGAAGCTGTTGAAGGGGGACAACTGGAAGCTCCAGACCCTGTTCACCGCGGTGGTCGACGCCTACATGAACCGGGACCCGCTGCTCATCAAGATCCTCGCCGACTGGAAGGAAGAGAACTCCATCCCCAAGCGGGCCAAGGAGAACTACAACCTCTCCACCAGAGAGCGCAAGGGAATCCTCGACGAGCTCGAGGACATGGGTGATCTGGAGCACGAGTGAAGCTGCTAGCTCTCACCTTCTCTCTCCTCCTCGTCCTGGGATCCTGCGCCTGGGCCGAAGGCACCACCCTTCGGAAGAACAAGTTCGGTCACGATCAAGTCTTCGTCTCTTTCCCCGTCAAGTGGAACTTCACCTGCGACTTCCCTGAGAAGTTCAAGGCCGACGTCCGCGACGGGTTCCGCTACTGGGACGACATGACGAAGAAGGATCTCTTTCAGGAGGTCCCCTGCGGCACGATCAAGAAGCCAGACCAGGGGATCGCGGTCGGTTGGTCCATGAAAGAGTACCTCGAAGATGGGGAGAAGGAGAAGGTCGCCGGGACCGCCTACATCTTCCCCGGACTCGAGGTCCCCACCGGCGGGGCGATCATGTTCTGGAAGGACTGGCTCACGGAGCGGAACGGGAACATCCGGCGCTCCGTGTCCCGTCACGAGGTAGGTCACCTGCTCGGGTTCGAACACAACACCCGCTGGGACTCGTGCCTGATGTACCCGTACGTCAGCACCGATCGCGTCAGCTACGAGGGACACGAGAAGCAAGCCTGCTGGTCGGAGTACCGCGCATTCATTCGCAACTATCGCTAACACCTGGAACCACTATTTTGGTATAATAGGACAGGTGAGCATGGACATCAACATCGAAATCTTGGCGCAGCTGAAGCTGTTCAACGAGAACCTGGCGAAGCTGACCGAGGCGTTCAACAAGCACTGCAACCAGACCCACTACGGCCCGACGTCTCCGCCGCCGGCGAATGTGAAGCCGGTCGCCCAGTTCAAGGAGAAGAAGTACTCCGAGCTAACCGACCAGTTCTCCGAGGCGCTGAACAAGGTCTATCGGGACAAGTACCTGGTGGACGACAACGCTTTCTTCTCGGCGCTCGGGTTCCCGATGATGGGAGACCAGCTCGACCAGACCCGGATGCAGAAGCTCGCGGGCATCAAGCCCAGGAAGCCGATGGACATCGACGGAGTCATCCTCGAGTACAAGTACACACCGCCCAAGAACCTCGACCACGTTCCGCTCGATGCTCAGTTCGGCTACCAAGCGAAGGGCTACGGCTGCAAGGACGCGAAGCAGTGCATGAAGCCGCACCCCCACTACGAGCAGGACTGCGAGTTCCGCTTGCCCTACGGCTCCTTCAGCTACGGAGCGGCCATGGAGATCTACCAGTCCAAGGGGATGGAGGGCCTGAAGAAGTACGCCCCGGCCGGTCTCGACGTGGAAGGCTACGTCAAGAAGTACGGCACTCACTGGATCGCCCCGTCGATGCCGTACGTCGATCCCGGCGAGTTCGACGACGAAGAGAAGACGGACCCGATGATCAAGCCGGCCACCACGGACCTCAAGCTCCAGCGGAAGAAGGACGGACTCTGCCCCGAGTGCGGAAAGGCCGGCGAGTGGAAGGCGATGGCGTGTGTCTGCCCCGAGCACGGCCGGTACATGGGATGAGCTGGATCGGCGACTGTTGGTGCTGTCCCGCTCCTCCGCGGGACGAGGGACCTCAAGAGAACGGATCGAACGTCGTGAAGCACCGGACCCGCGGTGGTCGTGGGGTGGTCGCTCAGGCGAACTCCAAGGGGAAGCGAGAGCTTCCGAAGAAGAAGAGGAAGCGATGAGAAGCCTGCAGCGGAACCAGCAGAAGCTGGCCTACGAGAAGTTCAAGAAGCTCTGGCGTGCCGAGAAGCGCTACCAGGCAGGCATCATCGCGAAGCAGGGGAAGCTGCCCGAGGGAGTCACTCCTCTCAAGCGGCGCCCCACGTTCAAGATGTGGGTCGACATCACCAAGACCTACAAGGCTCAGCAGACGGCAGAGCCGATCGAGGTTCAGGAGTTCGTCGATGAGACGAGCCTGGAATGGGACGAAGAGGAGGCGTTGCCTCCGGGAGATCCGCCGAGTGATAAAGAGGCCGAGGTTCAAGAGTAGCCACAGCACAAGAAGGATCAAGCTGCGGGCGAGCTGTTCAAGTCGCCAGGACGAAGCGGTAAGCAATGAGGACCGCGACGGACACTACCAGATACCGGGCAAGAAGTCGAAGAAGGAGCGCAGGCGGATCAGGCGCCGCTTCGAGGGAACGGGGGATGAATGAGAGTATGTCACTTCAGCGACTGGCACAGCGACCGGAACAAGCTTCCGGCGGCTGACCTGTACGTCTGCACAGGGGACATGTTCCCGAACTTCCCTCTCCTGCAGCTGGAGAACAAGTGGGGGCGTGACAAGAAGCTGTGGCGCGCCAACATGCACCTCTTCAAAGAGGGGGATGTCGCTCCTCCGGGATGGCCCGTCGGTCGGGAGTTCGATCCCGAGTTCGAGGCGGTGCACCAGAAGCGGTGGGTCAAGGAGGTTCTCAATTCCTACCGTGACCTCATGCCGGCGGAAAGCCGGGACAACCCGGTCATCTGCGTCCGTGGCAACCACGACTTCGCAGACCTCTCTGATGCGTTCGGAGGGGACGTGTGGGAGGTCAACCTAGATCCATCCCGGACCACCGTTGTTCACGGCCTGAAGGTCGGTGGGTGCCGTGGCATACCTCAGATCGTTGGGGAGTGGAGCGACGAGTTCGAGGAGAGCGGGAAGCCGCCGGAGGGTCTCATGATCCGTCCGAACCAGGGGAACTTCGATGAGGTGGTCACTCACCTGCCCACCGACATCGAGCTCCTCCTGACCCATGCGCCGCCGTACGGGATGCTGGATGCTGAGGGAAACCACTACGGTTCCCGCGCCGTCCGGAGCTACATCAACGAGCGGCTCTACGTCTGGGGCAAGGTGCGTGCCCACTTCTTCGGACACGTTCACATGTCCCGAGGGAACCGGAGCGAGGCAGGGATCCTCTTCAGCAATGCAGCTCGTGGACACTTTGTGTACGAGTTGTGATAGAATGGTATGTATAGGCACATCTGTTTCCCGGACTCCGGGAAGAAAGGACTGAAGTACATGAGAACGATTCTGGCACTGGGGGTCGCCATGCTGATGCTGGCCGGCTGCCCGAACTACGGGGAGGTCAGCTGGGAGCACTGGCCGCCGACTCAGTCGGAGCCCACTCCGACCGCGACGGTCGCCGATATGTCCACCCCGCAAGCGCCGGGACCGGACATGACGACAGCCCCGACTCCTCCGGACATGGCCGTGGCTTCGAGCCCCGACATGTCCACCGCACCCGCCGACATGGCCACCACTCCGCCGGACATGACGACCGGTGGGCAGTGCGACCTCGGCCACGCCCCGCCGCCCGACATGGCGAAGCGTGACTGCGACGGCGACTGCGACGACTGCAAGCTGAAGTGTCACAAGGATCACGACGACCGAGACAAGGACAACGACGACCACCACAAGCAGTGCATCGACGGCACCCCCAAGCTCCACGATCCGAACAAGGGGCGGGACTTCTGTGACAGAGAAGACCACGACCGGCGCAAGCACTGCCAGGACCAGGACAACGACTGCGTCCTGAAGTGCAAGAAGGACAAGGACGACTGCCACAAGGGGGGCAACTAACATGATCCGCCATATCCTCATCGCAGCACTGCTGGTGTGCGTGCCCACCCTCGGCCTGACCGCGGAGCACAAGCCCGGCGAGTGCTACCAGAAGACCATCACGGTCTGCGTCCCGAAGAAGAAGAAGGTCATCAAGGCCCCCGAGGTCGTGGTCACCCCCACGCCCGAGACGGTCATCGTCGCCCCGGCCCCTGAGCCGGTGGTCGTGGAGCGGACCGTCATCAAAACCGTCCCCGGCCCGACCAAGGTCGTCGAGAAGCCCTGCACCCGGCCCCACGTGACCGAGTGCGAAGCCAAGGACAGCGACCCCCGTTTCGGCATCTACGGCGCCGCAGGCGTCGGGGTACGTGACCAGTACTACTCGGTGAACCTCGGCATCCAGGTCCGCGTCCCGAAGGCTCACCTCGGCTTCCGGATCTTCAGCGCGATCGATCGTGGCATCGGGGCCCAGGGCCTGATCTATGTCTACCAGGGCAAGAGGGTCCTGGTCCACGTCGTCGACCCCGGCATCCAGGCGACGGGCACGGTGTTCAGCTACAACAACAACACCGACGTCCCCCGCAGCCTGGACATGATCCTCGGCGCCGGTGTGCAGGTCAAGCTCAAGTGCGACCTGGCCCTGCTCATCGACTGGCGTGTGAACCTCGCCGACCCGGTCTACCTGGCCCAGAACAACGGGGTCCTGGTGTCCACCGGCCCGAACAGCGCCAGGTACCTCGACGCCCCGCACGTGGTCGGGAACTCGTTCTCCAGCTCCCAGCTGATGCTCGGTCTGCTCTGGGACCTGCCCGTCGGCAAGGGACGGTAGAGCCATGATGCGCCTACTGGCACTGGTCGTTCTTCTCGTTGGCTGTGGTGACATGCAGGCGGCACCCCAAGGTGTGGACCTGGCTCGGACGGCTGACCTCTCGGAGCCCTACTCGGGTGACGACTGGCAGCCGGACGGTGGAGATGTTCCGCAGGGCGGTGGGTATGACCCGTGCCAGTACGCCATCTGCAACAACCCCGACGACCGGGTGAAGTACTCCGACCCGGCTCCCTTCGTTCCTTCCCTCCCGCTCCCCTTCACTCCTTAGCTCCCGACATCAGGAGTTTTCCATGGATCGCGTCGATGACATCTACGGCGACGGTATCGGATACGTGCACCTTCTGGACAGCATGGGGGACGAGTTCACTCCCGCCGAGGACGCCCGCACCAGCACCAACAAGGGGCGCCTCGGTCCGGAGAAGGACGCGGCTCTCCAGGAACGTCTGACCAAGGACGCTCACACCTCCCCGTTCGAGGGGGTGGTGGTCAAGGTGGAGATCATGACCCCGCTCTTCGTCCTCAGGGAGCTGGACCGCCACCGCACGGTATCGAAGGTCGCCGACGAAGATGTGGAGATCATCACCCCTGAGGAGTCTGGCCGGAAGTGGTTCGCTCGCAACGAGATGAGCGGCCGCTACGTCCAAATGCCGAACCTCTACTACCACCCGGTCCAGGTTCGCGCCCAGAGCAAGACGAACATGCAGGGCGGCGGACCGATCCAACTGGTGGACGACGCGGTGGCTCGGGAGTTCAAGGAGTCTGGCCAGGTTCTCTGTATGATGGCCCGGGACCTCTATGACCGGGCAGTCGCTGCCGGAGTCGAGAAGGGGATCGCCCGCATCTACAACACCCAGAACCAGTACACCAAGATCAGACTCACAGGAAGCCTCAAGAACTTCTGTGACTTCCTGTACCTCCGGCTACCAGGGGTGGTGCTGTGGGAGTGTCGGAGAGTCGCCGAGGCGCTCGAGGAGCTGCTGAAGGAAGCTTTCCCCTCTCCCATGGAGCAGTGGCGCAGGAACATCTACGAAACTGTCCGACTGACCAAGGCCGATCGAGCGGCGCTGGTCGAGATGATGGACGCCTTGGGAGAGTTCGGAGACGAGTCACTGCTTCCGGCAGAGTGGCAGTCGGCCCTAGCAAAGGTGAGGGGATAGGTATCGCCATGAATGACAACCTGAACGGCAGTCACCGCAACGGTCCGCAGAACGCTGAGGATGGAGACATCCTCCCCGAGATCCGGCCCGAGCTGGTGGAAGCTGCCACACAAGCACCGCAGTTCGACAGCACGAACTACATGGCCGAGAACAAGTCTCGGTTCCCGCCGGCCCCGGGCAAGATCCCGAAGGACGCCCGGCCGGAGGAGCGGATGGCGATGATCGCCACCGGCGCCCCGATCGAACGGGTACGAGAGCTCCAGAGCCTGCCCAATCCTGGTCTGATCCAGGAGTCGATCGAGAAGCTGGGCACCGCCTTCCTGACGGGGGATCCGGAGATCGACCAGCTCTACGCGGAGTGCATCAAGTGCTTCGCCGAGAAGGGCGCCGAGTACACGGTCGGTAGCAAGGATCGCCTCGCCAACTTCAGGGGTGTCGCCCAGGACGTGGACGTCCCGATGGAGAAGGTCTGGTACACCTTCTTCAACAAGCACCTTCGCGCCCTCCAGTCGTACATCAAGAACGGCTGCACCGTGAAGAGCAACGAGCCGATCCGGAGCCGCATCATGGACCTGATCGTCTACCTCACCCTCTTCCACAAGATGAGCCTCGAGATCGAGCGGAAGCGCGAAGAGGCGCTCCGGGCAGAACACGGTGTCATCTCGTAGGATCCTGTAGTATAATAGGATCAGATGGCACACGCTTGCATGGAGGGTTCGATGGAAGAGACCGAGAAGAAGTGGGAACGACAGCACCGGGAGCAGACCGAGTTCCTGGCGTCCATCGGGCAGAAGTACCCGCCCTGTGGCTTCTCCATCGGTGACGGCTGGAAAGAGCCGGTCTTCGAAGCCCTACGGAAGGTGGCTGCGATCGCCAAGGAAGCCGGGCTGGAATGGGAGCTCGCCCAGGTGAAGCAGAAGTTCTGCCAGCTCCGCATCTACATCGACGTGGAGACCCCGGGCGTCACCCGTGAGAACCACAACTCGGAGACCAATCCCTGGCTCTTCGAGGAGAACCATCCCCTCCACGCCAAGTACGACGAGATCCACGCGGCCATCGGCGTGGCCGAGAGCGCCTGCAACGTCCGCTGCGAATCATGCGGTGGAGACACCAAGGGCGGCGCGGCCTCGGGCTGGAAGGGCTGCACGGCCTGCAAGGCGGCGGAGAAGCGGGAGTACGAGAAGAAGTACCCCGGCGAGAAGTGGGAGGACTAGATGCCCTGTCGTGACGACTGGCCTTCGCCCACCGGGGCACAGGCACGCAGCCAAAGAGCGGCCCAGCTCCTCGTCTCTCTCTACGAGAAGATGGGGAAGCCGGTCACCAGCTCCCTGAAGAACGACGCCAAGGACTGCTACTGCAACACGGACCACGTGAAGGTCCTGTGCGCGATCCTGAAGGCGATGAGTGAAGGGGAGCGGGACGTCTACCTCTACGATCCACGGGACCGCAAGGCCCGGGCGTTGGCCGACTGGTGGGAGGACCACCTGGAGTCCGACCGGCAGCGGGAACAGGCGGAGAAGAAGAAGACCCAGCTCAAGAAGCTCCGCCTCAGCGCCTTGAAGAAGCTGACCAAGGCCGAGATCGTGGCACTGGACATCTCGGAGTACAAGATCATCCAGTGGGAGAAAGAAGAGGAGTAACATGGACCCGCTCCGTTGGGCAAAGTTCTTCGCCGTAGTGAAGCACGGCAACCAGACGTACTCAGGTTGTCTCCCCTACAGCCACCACCTGGCCGCCGTGGAAGCGGTGCTCCGCCGCTTCGGAGTGGACATGCAGTACTTCTTGGAAGCCGCCTGGCTCCACGACGTGGTGGAAGACACCAACACGAAGCTCAAGGAGATCTACGAGTTCTTCGGCCCCGAGGTTGCAGACTTGGTCGGAGCCGTGACCAACGAGCCCGGGGCAAACAGGAAGATCAGAGGGATGCTGACGTACCCGAAGATCCGTGCCGTGAAGGGCGCCACTCGGCTGAAGCTGGCGGACCGCATCGCCAACGTCGAGCAGGGCGGGAAGCTCGTCGACATGTACCGCAAGGAGTACGAGGACTTCAAGAGGAACCTCTTCGTCGCCGGCGAGAACGAGGACATGTGGAACCACCTCGACGGGATTATGAAGGAGGAAGCATGAAGATTCTCGTCGACCAGGACGAGGTGCTCGCCGAGTGGGGCAAGCGCATCCTCGAGTGGTACAACCTCGACAAGGCCATTGAAGCCAGGGAACAGAACCTCCCAGCCCCGCGGGTCTTCACCCTCGAGGACATGAAGCACTGGGAGCTGAAGATGAACCTCGGCCCCGGCAGTGAGGTCTACCTCAGGAACTACATGAGGTACCCGAACTTCTACCAGGACCTGGAGCCCGTCGAGGGAGCCATCGAAGGGATGAAGGCCCTCATCGACGCTGGCCACGAGGTCAAGATCGTGACCTCCATTCCCAAGTGCGCCGGCCTGGCGTACGAGGGGAAGCTGCAGTGGCTGCGTGAGTACATGCCCTTCTTCCCCCTGAAGAAGTTCTACGCCGTCAGTGAGAAGTATGAGGTGAAGGGCGACCTCCTTCTCGACGACGGTCTCCACAACCTCACTCCTTTCCAAAGTGTGGGTGTCGCCGTCGCCTTCGACCGGCCGTGGAACCAGAGCTGGACCGGACCGCGCGTCAAGAGCTGGCCGGAGTTCGTTAAGTTCGTAGAGTTTGCCAAGAGCATCCGCTCTCACGGTGAACCTACTTAAATCTCCAACGCCACAACATTCCAGGAGGAAACCATGGCGAAGCGCCGCACGACCAAGACCGAGAAGCTGCTCCGAGAGATCCAGAAGGCCGGCAAGACCGGGCTCTCCCACAAGGAGATCGTCAAGTTCCTGCTTCGTGGCACCGGCCGCAAGTACGGCCCCGAGACGCGTCGGCTCTTCGACTCGCGCCTCTACGGCACGAACAGCCGCAGCGGCGTCCTCGAGCGTTGCGACCGCAACTTCAAGAACGGCAACTACACCCTCTCGAAGAAGGCCACGACCGAGGGTCCCTTCACCGAGTCGCTGGCCCAGCCGGTGTTCTCCGCCTACGAGCCGTCCTACACGGACGAGGACTACACCTACTAGTCCTTCCCAAGGAGGAGGTTCCGTGGTATAATGTAACCATGGGCCTCCAACCTTCCCAGCTCAGAGCTTATCACAAGCTCTCCTCTCACCACCGAGCGGACGTCCTCCGGGTCGCCTACGTCTCGTGCTTCTACTGCCTCCGCCACTTCTCCCCCAAGAAGAAGAAGATCAAGGAATGGTGTGACGATGACCAGACGGCGATCTGCCCGTACTGTGGCATCGACGCCATCCTACCAACCCACATGGGAACGGAAGCGCTGCAGGACATGCACGACTACTGGTTCTCTGTCGTGACAGGAAAGGGCTACCAGATGAGAAAAGGAAGAGCACTGGCCAAGATCAAGGCCGTCATCCTCGAAGAGGACAAGATCGACATCAACGACCTCGCCTACAAGGCGCACAACATGGCCTGTGAGAAGGGCTTCTGGGACGACCTGAAGGAGGAGCCGGGCAGGCTTACCAGCATCGGGGCCAAGATCGCCCTGATCCACTCCGAGGTCTCCGAGGCGATCGAGGAGTACCGCAACGGTCATCCCCTGGACGAGACCAGGATCGAGGACGGGAAGCCGGAGGGCTTCGGTGTGGAGCTCGCCGACGTGATCATCAGGGTGTGCGATCTCGCCGCCCGAGCGGGCGTCAATCTCGGCGCCTGCATCAACCTCAAGATGAGGTACAACGAGACCCGACCCACGAGGCACGGGGGAAAGCTGATCTGATGGCCAAGAAGAGCTACAAGACCAGACCCTTCAAGGGACCAAGCGACTTCATCTGCCCGATCCACAAGGAGACGGTCACGATGAAGAACCGGACCAGGATCGACGAGGACACAGGCAGGGCGAAGAGCGCCGGCTCCTACCTCTCATGCCCCAAGTATGGCGAGTGCCACTACTGGGTCTCTCCCTTCAACAGCCAGGGAGCCATGGTCGCCGTGATCGAAGAACAAGGAGAAGGACGATGAAGAAGCTCTTGCTCATGCTCTGTGCCCTGCTCGCCCTGTCGGGCGTGGCCGAGGCGAAGAAGAAGAACTGGCTCTTCAGGGGCTACAACAAGCTGGGTGCCCAGCTGAACGTGGGGGCGCCTGACGGGGCGGGCGTGGACGCCGTCATCCGTCCGCTGAAGTTCCTCCGGTTCAACGTCGGCGGGACCACGGACATCGCCAGCGGCGGCATCCGGGCCGGGGTGACCGTCGCCCCTTTCTACTACGTGTCGCCCTCGGCGACGATCGAGGGTGGCTACCAGTTCCCGGGGAACTTCAACCGGGTGGTGGCGATGTTCGCCTCGGACCCGAAGAACCCGCTGCTGAACTCGGTGGGCTACGGCTACGTGAACTTCCACGGTGGGCTGGAGTTCGGCCACCCGAACTGGTTCATGTTCGGGATCAGGGCGGGATACAGCTACATCGGGACGCAGACCTCGGGGCTGCAGACGTACATCAACCAGAACTCCAAGGGAGTGGACCTGAAGGTGCAGGAGGTCGGACTGGGCGTCTGGACCCCCAGCGCGAAGATCAACTTCCTTGTGTGGTTCTAAAGGAGTGGAGTCATGAAAACAATCCTTTCGACGATCCTCGTTCTTTCGACGTGCTTTGCGGTGGGTGGATGCGTGGTAATCCAGGCGACGGAGCCGAGCGCCTGCCTGAGCCAGAGCGTCAGCATCCCCGGAGCTCCAAGCCAGGTCGGCAACGCGGTCGGCACCGTCAGTGAAAGCAAGACCTTCGAGCAGGACCTGAGCGGGGCACCGACGGACCTGGTCACCAGCCTGAAGCTGACGGGCGGCCAGATCTCCCTCCAGGGCTCCAGCCTGGACTTCCTCGACGAGGTCAAGGTCACTCTCCTCGGTGACAACCCGGTGGTCCTGGTGGACGTGAAGCCGGCGCCTGGAGCCACCTCGGTCGCCATCCCCGCCCTTCAGGAGAACATCGTGAAGTACCTCCAGGGGGGCAAGGTGGAGCTGCAGTTGGACGTCACCGGACGTCTGCCGACGCAGGACTTCGATCTGGAAGTGGGCCTGTGCGTTTCGGCCGAGGTCGACAAACAGATCGGTCTCTGATCCGCTATTTACCTTCATGCCCTCGAAGTACACCCGCCCCACGCCGGCAGACATCGCCCGTCGGATCTACGGGACCTTCACCTCCATTCTCCATACCGATCACGGGATAGACGAAGAGGAATGGGACCACATGCCCGATGAGCTCAGGTCGGCCTTCATCGAGGCGGTGGACATGGTGGTCAAGGAAGAGCTGGAGACCATCGCCAACGTGTTCGACCGAGAGGTCAACGAGGTAGCAGGACGGAAGGCGCAGGCCATCGCCGACGAGATCGTGGCCTCCACGCCCCCGCCCCAGCCATCAAACGCCCCGCCCATCCCATGCTACTACTGCGGGAAGAGGCGGGCGATCAAGTGGAACGCCTGCGCGGAGTGTCTAAGACCATGAGCGAAGAGACGAAAGTCCCTACCCAGTACATCCTGATCCGGAAGGACCTGCCCATCGAGAAGCAGATGGTGAACGTGGGGCACGCCGCCGGAGAGTCCATCCTGAAGGCTCCCATCGACAAGAGGACCCGCATCCGGCTCCTGTGGGTGGAGAACGAAGAGGAGCTGATCTCCTACTTCAACAAGCTGAAGGAGAAGGGCTTCCCTGTGGACATCGTCTACGAGCCAGACCCGCCCTACAACGGGGCGGCTATGGCGGTCGGCACCGATCCCATGCTCGAACGGGTCAGCGCCCTCTCCAAGGTCGTCTACCACCTGAAGTCTGTGAGGTTCGAATGAGCGAAGACACCAAGACTCCCGAAGAAGAGAAGCCGCTGGACATTGACGGCTTCAGGTACTTCTACTCCCGTGCCTATCTGCTCCCGATCGACAAGGAGCTCTTCGGTCTCTACCGCAGCATGATCGCCGAAGAGGTGGCGACCGGCAAGCGGGAGAAGACCGGGAAGCCCGTCGGTCCGATCAAGATCCTCAGGAAGAAGCTGCCCTCGGACAAAGAGGAAGCGGTCCGCGTCCGGACGGTACACCCGAAGACGGGCGAGAGTCTGGAGCTGGTGGAGTGGGAAGGATAGAGGAAGCCGAGAGGGTCCTCGAAGAGTGTGAATGTCGTCAGCCACCCTACCTCGACTGCTGCGAGGGGGAGGGCCCGACGACCACGCAGCTCTGCCACTGTCTTCCGCTTAGACGGGCAGTCCTAGAACATAGATGGGAGGAGCGGTATGGGTCTCATAGTCTTCGCCGTGATGGCGTTCGTCTGGCTGGTCTGCGTCCCGAAGGGAGGCGACCATGAGTAAGAAGGTCCACGAGGTCAAGGTCTACTCCGAGAGCGGGGACGACATCCCTCCCCAGGAGCTCGCCAGGCTCCTCGGAGACCTCCGGTACGACGCCATGGCCGAATACCTGGACGCCCTGGCAAAGAAGCTCTCAGACGACTCCAGGAGCGACGGCGGCCGTGGCAGAGGCCAACTGGCAGAGAGGCTGCAAAGAGCGGCATTCGCGCTCGATGAGGCACGTCTGGAAATCAAAGAGGCATGGGCGATCTGCGCTCCCTACATGGTATCAAAAGTGCCGGATGAAAAGGAGAAGAAGTAGATTCCTTTTCTCGTCTAGACTTTCTATTTGATACCACACACGAAAGGAACTCCAATGAATACAAGGGCTAGGGACAGGCGCGGGGGCCAAGGTATCGCTCTCGCGCAGGAGTATTTCCGCGCCATCGAGAACACCAACCGGCTGGAAGAGCTGCTGTCTGAGCGGGTCGTGGAGCTCGTGGGGGCCATCGACGTGCACAACGTAGACTTCGCCCCGTACGACGACGCGGTCCTCATCCAGTTCGCGCCGAACAGCCTGGCGGTCACGGAGACGGGGCAGCAGGAGATCTACGCCCTCGGCTTCAAGCGGATCCTCGTGCACCACCAGAACGGGCTGGAGACCGTGTACTACACCGGCGGTCCGACCAAGGGGCGCACCGGGCCCCGCACCAAGTAGAAGCATCTCAGCTTAGACTGTCCCGTCACCTCATTTTCCTTCCTATAATAAAGGAAAAAAAGAGGTCCCCAGAGTGAAAAAAGACTACGTCTTAGCATTTTTTGTTTCACTTTGGTGGAGACTGTGATATAATCTTCTTATTGGTTGACAACGGATCGGCAGGGAAGCCGACCACTGAAAGGACAACGAACATGGCGAACGAGAACGAGACGATCGAGACCGCGACCGAAGGCACCGAGGACATGGGCCAGAAGCTCAAGAAGGCGGGCAAGAAGGCCGAGGCGCAGAAGGCGGCCCGCCGGGAGCGCACCGTCAAGGGCAGCCACCTCCTGCCGCAGCTGACCTCCGCGGAGCGCATCAACGGCCTCGCCACCGAGGACAAGAGCGGCTTCACCAAGATCGTCGGCAAGATCAAGGGCCGCGCGATCTACGTGGCCAAGAAGGGCGGCCGCGTGGACCTCTCGGGGTTCACGGTCGAGTCCCCGGCGGTCGCGCAGATCACCGAGGAAGAGGCTCGCCAGAAGCACCTCGGCAAGGTGCGCGGTCAGCTGGACTTCAACGCGGCGGACGACGCGGTCCTCGCGGCCTACGACTCGGCCCTGGCGGTCCTCGCCGAGGAGCCGGCCCCGGCCCCCGAGGCGGAGAGCAAGTAGTCCTGGCGGCTTCCCGAGGGGGGAGGGGGTCACGGCTCCCTCCCCCACCGCAGCCTACCTATCCCCATGAACTGGGACAAAGCAAATCTCTACACCAAGGTCGGCGCCCTCTTTCTCCTGCAGGGGCTCTTGCTCTTCGGGATCTGCGCGGCCGCGCTCTCCGTGGGCGCCCTCACCCTCATGCTCCTGAAGATGGGGCAGAGCCGGTTGGCTGGCATCGCAGCCCTCCTCTCCGGAGTGTCCACCTATCTCGGGCTCCTTCCCGGCCGGACCAACGCCATGGCTCGGCTCACCATCTGGCTCTTCTCCGCGCCCGCCGAACCGCCCAAGTAACCTCACTCTTTTTCCTTTCTTCTTCATTCTCTCTGTGGTATGATTGTACCTATGAGAGACCCCAATAGGATTCCGCGCATCATCGCCCTCCTCACGGAGTACTGGCAGCGAGCGCCAGACCTCAGGCTCGGGCAGATCATCATGAACTTCACCCCGTCCCGTGGGGTGTGCGACTGCCCCACGTTCTCGAAGCGGGGCTTCCACGACATCGAGTGCTCCACCTTCGACCGAGACCCCTACAACTGGGAGGACGACCACTGGGAAAAAGCGCTGCAGCAGGCATTGGCCGAGATCGGCCACCCGTGAGGACGGAGCCGTGGTGGGTGTGCAGATGTGGAGTCGCGGTGGCGAAGGTGGGCAAGAGCATCCGCTCTGCCCACGTGACGCATGCCAAGACCTGCTCGCAGCCTGGCTACGCGATCAAGCAGCTGCCCCAGAAACGTAGAACAAAGTAGTGTACACCTGAAGGATCTTGGGATAGAATGTAATTTCAATTGGATATGGAGAACCCAATGACACTGTCACTGGTCAAGCCCGACGAGAAGACGGAACTCCTCTCCTCGGTCCGCGTCCCCGAGAAGTTCTACACTCGGCTCAAGTCCGGCAACGACATCATCGATGCCATGTTCGGCGGGGACGACATGCCCGGAGTTCTGCCTGGGGCCTGCGTCATGTGCACGGGCACCCCGGGAGCCGGCAAGACCACGTTCATGCTCCAGCTGGCGGACTCCCTCTCCATCCACGAGGGGCGGGTGTTGCTCTACAACGCCAACGAAGAGAGCAAGCCGATGGTCAAGCTGGCCGCGGACCGCATCAAGATCAAGGGGGCGTTCCAGATCAAGCAGCTCCACGACGTGGACCAGCTGGTCAAGTATGTCCTGGACGAGGGCATCGAGGTGCTGGTCCAGGACTCGCTCCAGACCCTCTCGGACGGCCAGCTCTCGGGGCAGCGGCTCCTGAAGTCCGTCTGCCGCAAGCTGGTCCGGCTCTCGAAGGACCACGATGTGACCGTCTTCGTGGTCGGCCAGGTCACCAAGTCCGGCCACGCGGCCGGCCCGATGGCGCTGGTCCACGAGGTGGACGTCCACATGCACCTGAGCCGGGACAAGGAGAGCGGCAACCGGGTGCTCTCCCTCGAGAAGAACCGCTTCGGTCCGGCCGGCATCCCGTACGAGTTCATGCTCTCGGCCCACGGTCTGGACTTCAAGCCGGCGGAGAACCCGACCGCGGGTCAGTCCAGCTCAGAGCCGACGGTCAGCCGGCAGGTGGAGCGGAAGCAGGAGGTCATGAAGATCATCCGCTCGAAGCTCGAGGCCGGAGAGATGCTGTCGGGCTACTGCTTCGAGAGGCTCGGGGTGGACTGCTCGGGCGGCTACTGGAGGGGGATGCTCCGTCTGGTGGTCGAGCAGATGAAGAAGGAAGGACGCGCGGTGGGCGAGGCCCGCGTGGACGGACGGCTGCACAACTTCCTCGAGAAGGCGGTGGCCTGATGTTCAATCTCATCCTGCTCGGAGTGTTCGTCTGGGGAGTCGTGGAGGTCCTGACGGGGCTCCGCATCCTGATGTACGTCCCCCTCATCCTGCTGGCCAAGTGCTTCGCCAAGCCCATCCAGATCGGGTACACGCCCGAGGTCCTGAAGCGGATGGACCGGGAGGCCAAGCGGCGGGACAAGGACGAACACGGCATCCCCTACCTCTAGATCACCCGCCGTCCCTTGCCGTCATACACGAGCACCAACATGGTGTAGCCACTCATCCGCGCCCAGGACCACTTGGCGGTGTTCTTGCGCTTGTTCCGGGCCATGGTGTAGGGGGACTTGATCTCGACCATCGTGTTGGTCTTCGGGATGTAGAAGTCGGGGTAGTACGTGTGCCAGCGCTTGCCGATCTTGTACCTGATGGGCGGGGCGGGGACCACCACGTCGTGGACCGTCAGCCCGAAGCGTTCCAGGTCCTTCAGGAAGAAGGGTTCGTAGCCCTGTACCCGGAACTTCTTGCCTTCGACGACGACGTTCTTGAACCTATACTTGTAGCGGCGCTTCTTCTTCACAGCAATAAGTAGTGTACTTCAGGTAGACTCCGTGATAGATTAGAACCATGGAAAAAAAGGAAGTGGTGATCGAGGTTGGAATGGGCGCGACGCTGTGCGGCTGGACGGACAAGACTCCGGCCACGGTGATCGAGGTCCATGACACCTGGTTCAGGGTGCGTGAGGACAGCTACAAGCGCATCGACAAGAACGGGATGAGCGAGTCCCAGGAGTACGAGTACTCGCCGAACCCGGAGGGGGCGACGTACACCTTCACCAAGCGCAAGAACGGGCGCTGGGTCCAGAAGGGGTGCGCCATGGGCAAGGGCACGAAGGTCTCCGTCGGAGTCCGTCGGGCCTGGTACGACTTCAGCTTCTAAAGGAGACCACATGGCGAAGCTCTGGATGGGGACGCGTCCCTGCACCTGCGACATCTGCGGGGGACGGATCACGAAGACGTTCATCGACGGCAAGACCAAGATGGGTCCCTGGGGGATCATGTGCAAGGCCTGCCACAAGTCCAAGGGCGTCGGCCTGGGGACTGGCCTGGGCCAACGGTACGAGCTCAAGGAAGCCGAGTTCGTCAAGGTGGAGGGCTAGATGGAACGCAAGGTCCCGAAGGGTGAGGTGCCCGCCGTGGTCCTCATCAACCCGAACTTCAGCCACAACGTGGGTGCCGCCCTCCGTGGCTGCTCCTGCTTCGACGCCAAGCAGCTCTGGTGGACGGGGAAGCGGGTCCAGATCGACCTGAACTCGGGCGAGCGCCTGAAGCGGGAAGAGCGGATGAAGGGCTACAAGAACGTGGTCTGGACGAACCACGACCGTCCGCTGGACCAGTTCCCGGCGGGTGTGGTACCGGTGGTCGTGGAGCTCCTGGCCACCAGCGAGCCGCTGACCACGTTCGTCCACCCTGAGAACGCAGTCTACATCTTCGGGCCCGAGGACGGGGACGTGCCGGTCTCTATCCGGACGCTGGCCCACCGCTTCGTCTTCATCCCCAGCCGCCACTGCCTGAACCTCTCGGCGGCGGTGAACGTGGTGCTGGCCGACCGCATGATGAAGCGGCAGCTGGCCGGGCTGGAGCCCATCGTCCCGGTCGGGGAGATGCTGTGGGAGGACCGGGACCAGGCGCGGCCGCCCCGTGGCTTCTTCTCTCCGGAGCTGGACAAGTTCGGCCTGGACGGGAGGTAGACCATGCAGACCAGAAAGCGTGGCAAGAGCGGGACCAGGATCCCGGTCAGCTCCCTCTCCAGCATGCTCCTCGCCTCGGTGCGGGCCTACGCCGCGTTGGCCAAGTGGATCAACCGGCGCCCGAACCTCGGCAAGTACAAGGACCACTACATGGCTCAGACCGAGGTGAGCCGGGAAGTCCTCGAGCACCTGCAGCGGGACCTCGACGGGGTGTGCCGACCTGAGGACATGCAGGCGGTGGCGGACGCGATCCACCGACTCTGCGCCCACTCGGTCTGGGCCAACGAACCCATCGACAAATAGTCCTTTACATCTCGTTCGTCTTGTAGTAAAGTGGTTCTATCATGGCCAAGGGGAAGGTGATAGACACGATCAAGATCCCCAGGGACAAGGCCAAGGAGTGCCGGACCCGCTCACGTGCCACGTTCGGCAAGCCTGGTCTCGGCCGGAAGACGAGCTTCAAGGACCGGAAGAAGGACGGCAACCGCAAGGCCTGCCGTCAACCACCAGAGGAGGAGTGATGCCCAAGGTAAGCTTCAGGGAATGGAAGGACCAGCTGCGCGCCATCATGCGGGAGGAGGGGGACGACGAGACGGACTTCGACGCCGCTCTCTCCAGCAACTACTGGCGCGAGGGGTACTCGCCCCGAGCTTTCTACAAGGAGATCCTGGCGGGCGACGCGGCCGACCGTCAGACCGAAGACTTCGACATCCGCTACGACCTCTAACCAAGGAGACCACGTGAAGAAGGAAATCGTACTGGGGATCGTCAAGGAGCTCGGGCTGGAGATCAAGGAGCAGGCGGCCTTCTACAAGATCCAGGGCGGGGGCAAGATCGTCTACATCGCCAAGTCCGCCGACGTCCGACGCATCGACATCTCGGGATTCACCCCGACGGAGAACCACCCGGGCATCCTGCAGATCTCGGACGAGGACGCCAAGGCGCGGAAGCTCGGCAAGGTCCGGGCGCAGGTGGACTTCTCGGCGCCCGAGGAGCACATCATCTACGCCATCCGGCTCGTGCTGACGGAGGTGCGGGTCGAGGTCGTCCGCAAGGACCGCCTCCCTTTGCTCATCCGCCGGGCGAAGGCGCTGAAGGCGCAGAAGTCCACCATCGCCACCGCCTAGCTACTTACCCCATGAGCGCAATCGACTGCATCAAGGGGCGGGAGTTCAAGAAGTACCGCTTCCACGATGCGACATGGAACGTCTCGGGATCCACGGTCACCATGAACGGGCAGCAGGAGTCTGGCTCCCTGGACTGGGGAAAGAGCCGCTACCTGAAGACGGGGAAGAACAACGAGTTCTGGGCCTTCCTCTCAGGGTCGGGGGTGACGCCCCACTACAAGGTCTTCCTCGACGAGAAGCGGGAGGGCTACGTGCCGCCCAAGGACTTCAAGTGGGTGCTCCCCATCTCGAGCGGGGAAGACGACGAGGACGACGAATGAGCCATCGGTGGAGCGGCTGGCCTGGCGCCTGGTGCCTGGACTGCGGGATGGAAGACCCGAACGAGATCTGTCTGGCGGACCACGACCACGACACGTCTCCGACGACCTGTCCCGTGGACTGGAGCAAGGTGCCGGCCGACTGTCCGGAGCCCGGGTCCAAGCGGTGTGACCCGTACGAAAGGCAAAGAGAGAAAGCCAAATGATCTGGTTCACGAGCGACATGCACTACGGGCACACCAACATCATCAAGTACGCCAACCGTCCCTTCAAGCACGTGGACGAGATGGACCAGACGATGGAGGACAGCTGGCGCGCCTGTGTCCGACCCGCCGACACGGTCTATGTGCTGGGCGACTGCGCCTTCTACAAGGACCAGACCAAGACCATCAGGCTCTTCAGCCGGCTGCCCGGCACCAAGTACCTGGTCTGGGGCAACCACGACAAACACATCCGGAAGAACGCCGAGTTCCGGAAGCTCTTCGTGAAGACCGAGGACCTGCTCGACATCAAGGTTCCTGACCAGACGGCCGACGGCGGGGAGCGGAGGATCGTGCTCTGCCACTACGCCATGCGGGTCTGGAACAAGTCGCACTTCGGGTCCTACCAGCTGTACGGACACAGCCACGGATCCCTGCCCGATGACCCGCACTCCCTCTCCCTGGACGTAGGGGTAGACTGCTGGGGCTTTCAGCCCGTCACTTTCGAGCAGGTCCGGGAGCGGATGGCGAGGAAGACCTTCAAGCCGATCGACCACCACGACCGGGACCGCTACGGAAAGCAGTAGTCTTCGCTCAAAGTTGTGTACTCCAGATAGATCTGGTGTTAGAATGGATCTATCAATTGGATATGGAGACCACAATGTCGACCCTCTTTCTCCGGAACATCGAGCAGGTCGCCCTCTTCAAGATGGAGCTCTCGGGCCAGATCAGCGACGGTCACTGGGAGAACTCGCGCCCGCACGATCACTGGCAGGTCTGGTGCCGGGCGAAGGTCGTGGTCGCCCCCAAGGGCACCGCGCCGGGTCGGAACTTCTGGGCCAAGCGTGACCGCTACGGCCTGACCAGCTCCATGCTGCTCTCGATCGTCGGTGGCCGCATGCTCGGCCAGGTCCGCCTCGCCCAGCAGTTCGGGCTGGCCGGAGCCGAGGAGCTGGAAAGCTGCCTGGGCTGCGGGGAGGAAGGCGCGTTCACCCCGACCTTCGACGACCCGGCCAAGTACGCGGCGGACGGGAACGAGTACTGGGCCGAGAAGGTCTGGCGCCTCAAGAAGTTCGACCTGAAGGTCGCCGAGACCCACGCCCTCCACGGGAACTACGGGAAGCGTGAGCTCCTGAAGGACCTGCGGGAGATCGCGGAGGCGATGCGGACCTGGTCGGACGCGAAGGACCTGCCCGAGGAGCCCGAGGCCAAGGAGAAGCCCCGGTTCTTCGGACACCGCGGCCTGGCCAACGCCGTCGCCACGCTGACCGGCCTGAAGGTCGAGGCGTGTGATCCTCCGGCGACTCCCCGGAACGCCTGGTACGAGCTCAAGACCTCGACGGGCATGGTGGTCACGAACTTCCAGACCCAGCCCGGGTCGGACGGCGGGTGGGTGGTCATGGGCAAGAGCCTGCCCTTCCCCGACTCGGAGATGTGGGAAAAGGTCCAGCGGCTGGGGGCGTAATCCAATCATGTTCGCTAGCTATCTCATGGGGGCGCAGTTGTATCACTCGTTCATGTTCCACTTCATCCGCTGGTGGCCCCTCATCCAGCGCTTCCTGCCGGGCGCCTGAAACTTTCCTGTGTACTCCTGGTTTTCTTTGTAGTATAATGGATCTATAAGTTGCCAAGGAGTGCCAAAGTGGCCCTGTCCTGCACCGACTGTGGACTGGAACATGACTTCGACGACGCCCCGGACATCGGGGAATGCATCGCTTGCGGCGGGGAGCTGGTGGAAGACGACCAGCCTCCCGTGGACCGGGCGGCCCGTTGCCGGGAGATCATGAGCCGAACCATCGACAATCTCGCCTCAGCCCGAGGCACCACCCGGGAGGCCGTCTTGGCCACCATGGCAGCGAGGGGATACACCCAGCCCCGCAAGCCGACGGGTGGAGCCAACTAGCTACATCACCGCCCTCTGCGCCTGCTGTCAGCCGGTGCAGTTTGCCATCCCGCAGGGGATGCACCACAAGATCGTGGCGAAGGTTCGCTGCGGCTGTGGGAAGACGGTGACCTACACTTTCCCTGCAAAGCTGAGCAGGTTCTTCCTGCTGGAGGTGGACTGATGGGGTACTACACGCGCTTCGAGCTCGAGGTCAAGCTGCCGGACGGGAAGAAGGCCCAGAAAAAGCAGCCGCCCTGCGTGACCTGCAAGCGGCCGTTCGAGTTCGACAAGACGATGGACCTGATCCGCGCCACTGATACCACCTACGGCAACCTGGGCGAGCTGATGGACCAGCGGTGGGACAGCGTCAAGTGGTACGACCACGAGACGGAGATGAAGGCCATCTCGCTGACCTACCCCGGCGTGCTCTTCACCATGAAGGGCGAGGGCGAGGAAGCCGGCGACATCTGGACGAAGTACTTCATCGACGGGAAGATGCAGGTCTCCCGCGCCGAGATCAAGATCGACGGGTTCGATCCCGGGAAGCTCAAGTAACCAAGGAGAGATCATGTCCACCGAGAAGAAGGAACGCAAGGTCATCAAGATCGGCACCCACGGGCGTACGAACACGAACACGTACAACCGTGCCCCGCTGGCCTATGCCGAGGGGTCGGGGGAGAAGCCGAAGGAGACCCTCCAGCAGAAGGACAAGCAGGAGTGGAAGGCGCGCAAGGTCAAGCGTCAGGCCCGCAAGGACCGCGCCCGTGCGGCGGGCAAGCGTGCCGGTGTGAAGATCGGCCGGTGGCAGGGCTCGGTGGCCTACGCCAAGGACGGCAGCAAGAACTGCATCACGGTCGGCAGCCCGGAGATCGCCAATGGCTACCAGGTCGTCAGCGGAGGTGACCAGTGAACCGCAAGAAGAACTACCGCCAGCAGGCGGCCGAGGGTCCGGCGCCGAAGGAAGCGCGTCCGGCCCGGATCGTGCAGACGCGGGGCAGCCTCACCTTCGACAGCTACTTGTGCTGCGGGCACAAGTGGATCTCGGTGAAGGCGGCGCAGGAGGACGAGCGCTCGCTCATCAACAAGGTCATCCTGAAGCCCGGCGTGAAGTTCGAGTTCGAGTTCGTCTGCGCCGACTGCGGTGCCGGCTCGACCTTCGGTGAGGTCTACGGGCGCCGCAAGATCGTGTCCTACGACCGCGACTGGAACTTCGGCATCGCTCCCCCTCCTCCCTCCCGGGACGAGCGTGACGAACGTGAGGGTGCCAAGAAAGTCGGGCAGACCAACGCGCCGGTCACCTGGGAAGATGGCCTTCAGTCGTAGCATTTAGTCCTTCCCCTCTCGTAGGTTCCGTGGTATAATCTTCTTAATGATGAAGATGATATACGACCGTCCGTCTCCCCGGCTTCGGAAGGAGCTGGGCACGGACACCCCATCCCTCGTCATCCGCAAGAAGTACATCCCGCAGGAGGGCCGGCGTCCGTACCGGCTCCTCCTGAAGGTGATCTGCACCAGCGGGCAGGTCGGCTGGATCGACCCATGACGCCCCTCACCCGTTTCCACCTGGAGGCCGTGGCCGAGATCATCGGCCCGAACTCCGCCTCTCAGAAGGCGCTGGACGAAGCGGACGCGTTCCTCGCTCTCTACAAGATGGACGGCCGCTACCGCCACGTGAACTTCTACAAGGACGGAGCCGACATCGTGATCGAGAAGATCGACCTCGGTCCCGAGGGGATGGGGAGCTGATGCACTTCTGCGGCGGGTTGGACGACCTAATTTATCTGTTGATGTTCATCCCCGGACTGAGCTTTGCGATCGCTTGGTTGCGTGCGAAGCTCCACCACAAGCACGACCACAAGGACTGCAAATGAGCAAGGTCAACGTTTCCGTCAATCTCGCGCCCCCGATGTTCCTCCTCTTCCTGGTGTTCCTCGTCCTCAAGTTGACGGGCAACATCGCCTGGAGCTGGCTCTGGGTGACCGCCCCGCTCTGGGGTGGCCTGGCGATCTGGGCCATCTTCTTCGTCTTCATCCTCATCATCGCGGCAATCGCAGCCATCTTCGGCTGAGCCTATTGTCCTTCCCTTCTTGGGAGGGAGAGGGTATAATACCTATATGACGACCACCAATGACCTCCAGTTGCCTCGGCCCAACACGGGCGCACGGGCTGTCATCGACCAGCTGCGTCAGCGCCCGTTGACGTACTCCGACGCGGTAGGCATCTACCGCATTGCCCGACGGAACCTCTCCGGCGTCTATCCGAGCCTGAGCCACGTCGGCCTGACCCTCACCCGCATCCTCAAGAAGTACGGCTACAAGGGCGGGAAGCCCGGCAGCCGCGCGCCCTGGCATTTCCGCCCGCAGTCGGTCAGCGGGATCATCTCGGGCGTCCCCCTCCCGGACATCGACACGGACCTGGACGAGGGGACCGAGGTGGCCGACTTCGTCAGCGACCGCTTCAGCCTGCCCGAGGACGAGGCTCCGAAGACCAAGACCTACGAGGTGGCCAGCTACAAGGTCGACGGCCTCGTGAAGTACTCGGGCCCCCTGGAGCAGGACCGCAACATCCTGGGCCGCATCATGGGGGTCGACCTCATGGCCGAGACCTGCGACGTCATGTGGGCCACGACCACGGAGCGGGAGTACAACGTCCCGATGGAGGACCTGACGGTCTACAAGGACTCCATCTCCCGCAAGTCCTCCGGCTCCGACGACGTCGGCGGCGCCTACACTCGCCAGATCGTTCCCGGCTTCGAGATCGGGGACGAGGTCACCTACGACGGGTCGGAGTACGGCATCAAGGGAAAGCGCGGCAAGGTGGTCGGCATCTACCGCTCGCGCCGCCAGGTGCAGTGGGAGGGGAACCACGGCCAGTCGTCCGAGATCCTCGCCGACCTGAAGGCGGTTCCCAAGGCGCCCGAGCCGGAGCCCCTGAAGGTCGGACAGTACGTCGAGTGCAAGAAGGACCGCCTCACCTTCCCGGCGAAGGTCCTGCTCGGTCCCATGAGCAACGGGCTCTACAAGGTCGTCTGCCCGAACGGCACGTTCGAGTGGGTCGGTCGTGACCAGATGACCCCGAAGGAGGAACGCGAAGTGTATCAAGCCACCCCCGAGAAGCCCCAGTACGAGGGCCAGCCCGAGGAATCGGAGCGCACCCGCTCCCTCCGCGCCCAGCTCGCCGCCAGCCAGCACCGCGACCAGCTGACCCACTGGGCCCGCTTGGCCGTCCGGGCCATGAGCCCCGAACAGAAGGACGTGCTCCTCGAAGTCCTGAAGCAGGAGGTCTAAGATGCCCACCGGCTACACGTGCAACGTGCAGGACGGCAAGATCACGGAGTTCCGTGACTACGCCAAGGCATGCGCCCGGGCCTTCGGCGCGAACATCCTGATGCGGGACGACCCGGCGGACGCTCCCATCGAGGAGTACAAGCCCGCCTCGTACCACTTCGAGTGGCTGGAGTCGGCCAAGGAGAAGCTGGAGACCGCCCGCAAGATGACGGTCGCCGAGGCCAAGACCGAGATCGCCCGGCGGAACCGTGACACGGCGTCCAGCCTCCTGAAGAGCCAGGAAGAGAACCGCGTGACCCGGGAGCGCTACGAGACCATGCTCAGCAAGGTCCGGGCGTGGAGCCCGCCGACTCCGGACCACACCGAGTTCAAGAACTTCATGATCAGCCAGCTCGAGGACTCGCTCCGCCACGACTGCCACGACATGACGAGCTACTACTGCCCCATCACGGAGACCCCCGAGGAGTTCATCGCCTCAGAGATCCTGGACGGGATCGAGGAAGTGCTGCGGTACGAGCAGTCCCTGGCCGAGGAGATCGATCGGACCAAGGGCCGGAACAGCTGGAACCAGGCGCTGTTCCAAAGCCTGAAGTAAAGTCCTTCTCTTCTCGTAGAAATTGTGGTATGATTATTCTATCATGCCATACAGATCCCTCCCCTCAGTCCCCAAAGGCGCACCCTGCCGTTGCACCCACTGGCTGAGATTCACTCAGACGGAGTCTGGTCGCATCTGGCGGTGCTGCTCCTGCCGGTCAGACAACCACTTCCCCGTCCAGTTCTGCCAGGCCTGCGGTCATGCACGGGACCTCACCAGCGGGGAGACGGACGTGTGCCTGGTGGATCTAGGCCTGGCGCAGTTCGGCACCCACTCGAAGGGGCCGAGGTGATCGGAGCATTTTGTCCTTTCTATCTTGTAGATTCCGTGGTAGAATGGATCTATAAGGTGGAGGGAAGATGATCACGACGCTGAAGATCAAGGACGAGCCGGACGTTCTCATCGGGAGCAAGGTAGTCTGGTCCGAGGGCTGCAAGCCGTACCGGGTCGTCCTGCGGAAGCTGGAGCCCGGGCAGTACGTCACCCACAAGGAGACGCTGGGCATCGAGGGCGACACCTTCATGCACGACAGCTGGTTCTCGGGGAACTACTTCTCGGAGTTCCCGACCAAGGACGACGCGAAGTCCTACGAGAAGGCGCTGGACGACTACCGCACTCGCGTGGAGAAACTCTAATGGACGTGACCAAGTTCCTGAATGATCTCGCCACCCCCGAAGGCTTCGTCAAGACGTTCGGCACGGAAGACTACTCGTGGGGCAAGGAGAAGATCCTGCATCCCTCGGTGATCTTCACGAAGGGCACGGACATCGAGATCAAGATCGTCATCTCCAGCCCCACCGACAAGTACATGGCGGGCTCCGGCCACACCAGCTTCGCCACCAAGCTCGGGCGTCGGACGTTCGACCGCCGCGGGGTCGAGGACAGCTTCTACGTGGAGCCGGGTCTGGACGTGGAGAAGACGAACGCGCAGGTCCTCCGCCAGATCGAGAAGGTGGCCGAGTCCGTGGCGCGGATGGAACGTTCCGTGGCCGTCCCCATCTGGGGCTTCACCGTCACCCCCGAGACCCTCGAGGAGATCAAGGGGAAGCTGACCAAGGGCAAGACCCACACGTTCACGCCGGCAGGCTTCGGCACCGGCTACGTCCTCAGCAAGAAGCGCAGCCGCTGGAGCCGCCTGGCGGACCCGAAGATCAACGCGTTCTTCGGAGTCGGGGCGCTCTATTTCGACACCCTGGACTGCGACTAAAAAAGAAAAAAGTACTTCCACCTTCGGGCGTCTTGTGGTAGTATAAAAATAGGAGGAGAAAATGAAGCCGAACGAGATCGTGATCGCCATCCTGAAGCTGTCGCCCGAGGACGCACGTCGGGTCCTCAAAGAGGCGCACGTAGCGCTGGAGCGTAAGGCCCGCAATGCCATCGACGAGGGCACGCTCGTGGAGTTCACGGCCAAGACGGGTGCCAAGATCCGTGGCACGGTCAGCCGGGTCAACCGCAAGAACATCATCGTCATGGCGAGCATGGACCGCAACGGGTACAAGACCCCGCGCCCCGTGCAGTGGACGGTGAGCCCGAGCCTGCTCCGTGCAGTCGAGCCCGATGCCACCCCGGAAGCCTGACCTCAAGAAGCTGAAGACGCACTTCCTCGGGGGGTGTAACTTCGCTGCCAAGCAGCTCGAGCCCGTGGCTCGGCTGACGAAATGGGAGAACCCCAGCACCGACTACTGGTGCTGGGACTCCGTGCCCGCGACCACCGACGACCTGCGCCTGGTGACCTGCGGGTACTGCAAGACCAAGCTCCTGAACCAGCTGTGGTTCAAGGACTGGTCCCTGCTGACGGAGCAGGAGCTCTCCCTCCTCACCGTCCTCCGCGCCGACCGCGACCTCCGGAAGTCACAGGAGACTTAGATCTTTCCTGTGTACACCGCGTAGGCTCCGTGGTATATTAAGACCATGGAAAAAAAGAAAAAGATGACCCTGGCCGAAAAGGTTCTCCGACACATCGCGGCCTCCCCCAACGGCCTGATGCTCGGCGAGATCCAGAAGTTCATCTACGAGCACAACTACCCGGGGAAGAGCGGCGAGAAGCGGAAGTCGTACCGCTATCACCACAAGACGGGGCGCTCCATCGAGTGCCAGGTGCCGGCCTACAAGGGCTACTGGGGCACGAACCTGACCGGCAATCCGACGAACGTCGGCATCCTCGAGAGCTTCTGCCTGAAGACGGAGGACCGCCGCTACGTCGTGACCGAGCCGATCGTGGCGCCGTTCTTCCGCAGCCACTGCAAGCCCAACAACATGACGGAGACCTACAAGCTCCGTCGGGCCAAGCGCAACCACGACCACAAGATCCGTGAGGCGCTGGCTCCGAAGTGCCCGGGCTGCGGACAGGCCAACATCTTCAGCGGCGAGACCTTCTTCACGCCGGACCGGAAGGCGCACTTCAACCACTGGTCCGTCGGGAACTGGAAGTCCGACTGCCAGAGCCGTATCTGGTCGGGCGGGCACGGGCCGGGCGGGCTCCTGACCACCCTCACCAAGGACAAGGTGCTCGGGCTGTCCGAGTCCATGCGGAAGGCGGGGGCGCACTACACGCTGGTGGAAGACACCGTCCAGCGGTTCGTCCTCGACAACGTGGTGACCTATGCGTAGTCCCAAGGAAGTCTGCTTCGAGCAGCAGGTGGACGAGCTGGTCCGTGGGGCGCTGGCCGACATGGACGATGAGATCGATCCGGACGACATGCTCGACTACGTCTCCGGTCACATGTCCATCAAGGGGCGTGAAGACGAGGCGCGTCGGATCATCGAACGCAGGATCGGCTAATTTCCTTCCCTTCGAGAGGGCTTCGTGGTATAATGAACCATGAGCCTTCTACTGACGGTGGCATGCAAGATCCTGACCCGCGCCATGGGCAAGCTCGATGAGCGTGACCGGACGCAAGAACACGCGAAGCAGGAGCTGGCCGAGATCCGCTCCCGCCTCAGGCAGCTCGGAGATCTTCACTCAAAGTAGTGTACTCCGAGTAGACTCCGTGGTATTATAAGACCATGGAAAAAGAAAAAGGGTGGCGCAAGTGATCATCTACGTGCTCACACTTTTCGATGAACGTGAGGACCTGGCGAGCGATCCCGAGCTTTTCGCCCAACCCAGGGACGCGCAGGAGCGGGCGCTGGAGCTCTTCGCGTACCCGAACGATTCGGCCGACTTCGAGGGTGGACCGCTCTGGGCCATCTTCACCGACTGGGACACGCAGGAAGAGCTCGTGGTAGAGTACGGCCAGATCACCGTCAAGATCAAGCCCACGGAAGTTCGCTGATGCGTGGCGTCAAGGTCTGGCTGGTCCGGGTGGGTGACGGCAACGGGGACAACCTCGATACGATCGGTCCCTTCCTCAGCCAGCAGGCGGCGGAAGACTGGATCAAGCCGAGGCGTGCCTGCTACCCGCTGCTGGAGTATGATCTCGATCTCATCACGCCCGTCGACCTGAGGTGGAAGCACCCGGTGGATGAACCATATGGCGGGATGGACCGACCACGCTGCGAGGACTGCGGGGAGGACCTGACCGCCGCCGACATGGACGAGTACTGGGCAGAGAACGCGCCCATCGACGAGATCCCCCGGTGCTGCAGCGCCTGCGCGGAGGTGCTGGAATGAAGCCCTGGATCCACGCCAAGAACTCCGTCCGCCGGCACGGTGGTGTGCCCGAGGACTACCAGGACATCCACGACTTCATCGACTCGACGAAGGTGGCCGTGCCAGACGTCCGCCACCGTGCCGTCCTGCACAACGCCTTCGGGTGTTTCCTCGTCGAGCGGATCTTCGGCACCACCCGCAAGAACAGCGAGGGCAAGACCTACTCGCCGCGGGACATCGCCGAGGAGCACGTGATCGAGGACCTCGGCTTCATCCCGACCCTCGAACGCTGCTTCGCCAACCTTCCGCTGGACGCGTGGTTCGGCGGGCCTTCCCGTAAGAAACGCACGATCCCTTTCAAAATGGAGGACTGACCATGTCGAAGTTGACCGAGCTCAAGGACACGTTCCGCGCGGCCCAGAAGCGCATGCAGCAGGAGGGCAAGGGCGCCCTGAAGGAGGCGATCGAGGAAGTCTTCGAGAAGCACCCTCAGCTCATGGGCATCCGCTGGGAGCAGTTCACGCCGTACTTCAACGACGGCGAGGCCTGCGAGTTCAGCGTCCACGAGCCCACCATCAAGATGAAGGGCGGGGACGCGAGCGAGCCGGACGAGGACGCGGAGGAAGACGACGACGGCTACGACTACTACTCGAGCTACTCCGAGGAGAAGTACTCGCCCGAGAAGCGCGCCGCCTACAAGGACGTCTCGGCCATCTTCGAGGCGCTCCCGGACGAGCTGCTCCTGGCGGTCTTCGACGACCACGCCCGCATCACGGTGACCCGCCGTGGCTTCTCCGTCGACGAGTGCTCGCACGACTAAGCTCTCCCCTCCGTTCGCCTTTCTCCCTCCCCTCTAATCTTTCCTATGTACACTTAAGATTCTTCGTGGTATATTAAGACCATGGAGAAAAAAGATATTATCAAGTCGATCGAGAGCGGGTACACCAGCCGGGCGAATCCACGGCGCGGGTACCACGACTCCCACCGTACCGTCACCTTCGAGGGCGGGACGGAGGACGAGCAGCGGGCCGTGATGGACGAGATGCGGACCGAGCTGGAGCCGGGGAACATGTGGTGCGGCTCGCCCCAGAAGGTGAAGCCCGATGTCTGGTCTATCAACTACGGGTACGACAGTGGGGACTAAGATCCCGATGAAGCTCTACGCCCGGCTCGCCGGGCAGCTCGGCGTGACGAACATCCGCCGGGACCGGAACGGAACCAGCTGGATGCTGCCCGATGGTCGGGTGGTGTCCGAGAGAGTCGTCGAGGGCGGGTGGGAATACTACCTGCTGGAGGCCTAGATGTCACGCACAAGCATCCGCATCACGGTCGAGGACGAGGAGACGGGGGAGGAAACCACCCACGAGCTGCCGGCCCGCTTCGAGGTCTGCGGACGGTGCGAGGGCCACGGCACCCACCTCAACCCCAGCATCGGGAACCACGCGTACACCCGCGAGGAGTTCGAGGAAGCGTTCGATGACGAGGAGAGCCGCGAGAACTACTTCAAGCGCGGCGGCATCTACGACGTCTCCTGCGAGGAGTGCGGTGGCCAGCGGGTCATCCCCGAGCTGGACTACGACGCCCTCACCCCCGCCCAGAAGGAGATCGCCGACGAGTACTACGATCGCCTGGAGCAGGAGGCGCGCTGGGACGCCGAGGACCGCATGACTCGCCGCATGGAGTCGGGAGGCTACGACTACTAATGGCTCGTAAGAAGGCCGAAAAGCCGAAGAACTGGAACGTGTTCTCCGCCCAGCAGGGCGTGGACATGGGTAGCCCCAACGACTCCTACCTCCTGGGCACGTGCTTCGGCACGAAGGACCAGGTCTGGGCGTACGCGAAGCGGACCTGGCCGAACTTCACGGGTCCGTGGGGGAGCATCGAGACGGGCCGGATGGAGCCCCAGCCGGAGATCGTCGACGCAACCAGAGAGACGCATCTCGCCACCCAGCTTTCGAAGAGGGGACAGAAGCTGGTGGAGGACTTCGACGACGCGGCCCGGCAGTGGGGCTGGACGTCGGACCAGGGAACCGGAGACTCCGTGTACCACACCCAGCTCGCGTACGACGCGGCCAAGCTGGACCTGGTCGACTACGTTCTGGAGCTCGAGAAGCGTGCAGCGAAGCCAAAACCATAGGAGGTAGACCCGTGAGACTGAGACACCTGTTCCTGACGATGTTCCTGGTGGCGTGCGGAGACGGAAAGTACCCTCCCTTGGTGGAGATTCCGGTGCCCACGGCCGACATGACGGCCTCTCCCGACCTGACGCAGGCCCCGAGTCCGGATCTGGCCACCGCTCCGATCACGGACATAAGCGTGGTGGGTGGGGACATGGGGCAGGCTCAGGCGGACCTGGCCTCGGCACCGGACCTGGCGCTAGCTCCCGCAGACATGACCTCCTGCAACACGGGAACCATGTGCATGTGCTCAGGCCACTGCGTGGATCTGATGAACGACGACAGCAACTGCGGTTCCTGCAACAGCAGCTGCGGGTCGCTCCACTGCAACTCGGGTCGTTGCTCATAGAACATTCCTGTGTACACGTGGTAGACTCCGTGGTATATTAAGACCATGGAGAAAGAAACCATGAGCACCCGGGTGAACATGCACACGTTCCGCTGCACGGGCTGCGGCAATACGACCGACGTCCGTCCCGACGAGCTGAAGGCGTGGGAGACCGAGTACCTCAACCAGAACTCCGGCTACGTCCACTGCGAGATCGAAGGGTGCGACGACGGGGTCCTCGTCGAGGTGAGGGAGTTCGAGGAGAGCCAGCTGTACGTGAACCTCTACCGTACGGAGCAGGCGTACGGCGGGCCGGAGGAAGGCGGCTGGTGGTACACCCGCGGCACCGCCCTCGGCTCCATCCCCCTCCCGGCCACGTGGGAGTACGTGTCGGTCGGCATGCCCGGGGACGAGATCTACGCCCTTCAGCTCCGGGTCAAGCCCGTCCACGAAGAGACCGCCCGCTCCCTCCTGAACCTCACCTCCATGCACGACACTTACAACTACGCCACCCCCACGGAGCCGCGGATCGCCAGCGACTACCCCACCCGGAGGCCGCACTATGAGTAGCCAGCAGCGATGCGCGAAGGCGTGGCTGATCGCGTTCGACGGGGAAGCCGCCGACTTCTGGCGTGAACTGCCCGACGACTCCGACTTCGTCGGCGCGGTGCGGGACAACATCAACTCCTTCGGACCCGACGAGCACGGCATCGGGATCGAGAACATCATCGACCTCTAACATTTCGGTGTACACCGAGGGAGTCTTGTGATAGATTAAGATAATGGAAAACACCCTCACAGACGACCTGCCGAGATGCTCGGCCTGCGGTAACCTCTACAACGAGGCGAGCGGCCACCGACACAGCGAGAAGACCGTGCTGTGCGGGGTGTGCGCCCGGGACTTCAAGGACTGGTGGAAGGGCATGACGAACCGCCGCTGGGGCAAGGTGAAGTTCTACGATTTCACCGAGACCTCGCGCAACAAGACCAAGGGGGACGCATGAACGGCGAACGCTTCCTGAACAAGACGGTCAACACGGACGGCAAGGGACTGTGGTCGCGTCGGCGTGGTCCGGTCACGATCACGAAGATCGTCTGGACGACGTCCCCCCCGAACGAGTACCGGGACGAGCCCGAGACGCTTCTCCGCGTCTTCCTCGATCCGCGGACGTGGGACAACTCCGTCCACGGGCTGGTCTACACCGACGGGACGTTCCGCAAGGAGCTGAGGGACCTGCTGGTGGAGCTGCACGCGATCGGCGAGCTGCCCGACCTCCCGTGGTCCGAGCTCAACTACACCGAGCAGGGCATGCAGGGCGGGTGCTACCGCGCCTGCACCGAAGGCTGCACCGAACACCCGCCGTCCGTCCACATGATCCTGGGGAGGTGGTAACGTGCGCCTGATCTTCGCCTACATCACCCACGGCACGGGAGACGGAATGCCGCCCTTCGTGATCCTCCGGCACACCCTGGAGGACATCAAGGCCTGCGCGATCTCCGCCCTTCAGCCGGACTTCCCGGGACCCTGCGACCAGTGCGGGGAGCGGGCCGCCCGTGGCCAGGAGCGTCCTGAGGACGAGTGCGAGTGCGAGTGCCACGAGGAGCTGGAGGACTACGAGCGCCTGGTGGAGGAGTACGGGCCGGACATCGCGGCCATCGAGAACTGGAACGGGGAGGAAGAGCTGACCGTCAACTACTTCGACGGCAACCCGGGCTACCTCACCCTCACCAGGGCCCAGCTTCCAGACGCATAGATCATTTTGGTGTACACCGCGGGTCCCTCGTGGTAGAATTTAATAATGGAAAAAGCACAAAAGGCCAACATCGTCGAGACCTCGAGACGCATGAACGTCTTTCGTATCCACATCGGCGTGGAGCTGAGGGCGGTCAACCAGGTCAGCTCCGACCAGATCGAGTTCGAGGTCTGGTACAACCAGAAGCCGCTCGGTCTCGGGGACCTGTGGACCAACGGCGAGTGCGGGGGCTCGGGAGAGTGGGTCGAGGACGAGCGCCACTCGGGACCGGACGGGATCTGCGCCGCCGTGCAGGACCTCGCCGTCGCGGCCGCCTACCGCATGGGCCTCACGGTGATCCAGTGAAGAAGCCCGACGGACCGCAGGGGCTCCCCGTCCACATGGGCTCGCTCTTCACGTGGAAGGGAAACCACGGCGTGGCGGAGCGGTCGGACTTCCCGATCATGCACACCCAGGTCTGGAGTGACGCCTGCGACCTGGGCTTCATGGTGCGCAGCCAGCGGACCGACAAGCTGGTCCTCTTCACCCTGATTGACCGCACGTACGACGCGGAGAACGACCTGATCTCCACGCTCTACACCAGCTACTGCGGGAAGTACATCATCGCCATCTACAACGACTGAAGACGTAGAACAAAGTGGTGTACACTGCGGGCATCTAGTGATAGAATTAAAAAATGGAGAAGACCAAAATGAAGACGAAGACGAAGATCCCGGGCGTCACCCTCGGTGGCGAGCACAACGGCAGCTCCCTGGCCGGCTACATGAGTGCGCCGTACAAGGCGCTCCGGACGCTGCTCGGACCCCCGAACTGCGAGGGCGACGGGTACAAGGTCTCGACAGAGTGGGTCGTCACCTTCGGCGGGCAGACCTACACGATCTACGACTACAAGGAGACGCGGGGCTACGACCGCGACCTGCCGTCCGTCCGCACGTTCCGCGCCCTGCCGGTCTACGACTGGCACATCGGACATGGCGGCGGATCGCGGGCCAACATCTCCGCCTTCCGCAACGCGGTCATGGCGGCCGTCGAGGCGCTGGACGACGTCGGTCCGCCCGAGCCGAGCCCGAGCATCCACTAGATGCCGCGCTACATCACGACGTACCTCTCCATCGGCGGGTGGAAGGCCGTCATGCTCTGGTGGAATCCAGATATGGGTGGATTCTACGAGCCCTGGGACACGGGCCTCGGGGCCTACGACTCCCAGGAGCTGGCCGCGGAGGAAGCGATGGCGTGGGCCGAGGACGAGGGCATCGAATACCGCGAGGGACGTGCCGAATGAAAGTCTGGATCATCACGTGGAACACCGAGAGCGGGGACGAGGGCGTCCTGGACACGGGCTGGCGCCGGAAGCCGACCGACGCGCAGCAGCGGGCAGCCATGCAAGACGAGATGTCGGAAGACTTCGAGTGCGGCACCCTCTACTGGAAGCTGCACCAGATCACGGTGCCCGAGCCGAAGGGGACCTGCCCTTCAGGGAAGCACACCGGCCGCTGCCAGTGCCCGGAGTTCTAGAATCTCCACTCATTCCTGTGTACTCCGAGTAGACTCTGTAGTATAATGATTCTATAAGGTTGGAATAAACCAACCTGAGGAGCCCACAAAATGTCGAAGAACGAGCTCTCCCTCATCGGTTCCCCTTCCCTCCCGGTCGAGACCAAGCTCACCAAGAGCGAGGTCATCGAGCTGATCATCGAGAGCATGAGCTCCGAGCTCAAGGCGCAGGAGCACGCGCTGGAGGAGGAGCTCAAGACCATCTGCAACTTCCCCCTCAGCGAGGTGGCCGCCCTCCTGACCTCCGCCACCGTCAACATCCGCGAGAGCTGGAACGACAAGTCGAAGATCCAGCTGAGCCTCTCGGCCGAGCTGAAGAACGTGGGCGCCCTCACGGCCCGCGTCGGCCGCATGCACGCCGTCCAGGCGGAGCTGCAGCGCATCCGCACCGTGCGGAACGAGCTCGAGGGCAACAAGCAGCGGGCCAAGAACGAGATCCTGAAGCGCTTCCTCGAGCAGACCGACGAGGGCCGCACCGTCCTCGAGCAGATCAACAGCTTCAAGCTGAAGCTCCAGACGAAGCTGCTGGCCGCGGCGAAGTAACGTGGCCGACACCATCAAATCCCGCCTCGCCGACTGGGTCCAGACCGTGGACCGGGAGTTCACCCTGGGCGAGGCGGGCAAGAAGTACCAGAACTTCGGCGGAAGCCCGAGCTCCCCGTACGAGTCGGCCCTGGGCGCCGTCGGCCACATGATCACCTGCACCAAGAAAGGCCCGCTCGGCGGCACGACCACCCCGACCGCGGTCTACGTCTACGACCCGGAGAAGCACGCCCGGTGGAAGGCCTCGGAAGCGGAGCTCACGGCCAACATGGCCAAGTGGGAGGCGGAGCGCGAGGTCAAGTCCATTTGGCACCGCATCGAGTGGTAGAATCTTCACACATTCCTGTGTACACGAGGGAAACTCCGTGATATATTAAGACCATGGATAAAACCAAGGCCCCCACCGTCACCGAGCAGCTGCTCCGCGAGATCCAGGCCCGTGGAGACCGCGGCATGAGCTTCGCCGAGATGCAGCACTTCGTGTTCGTGAAGGCCCACCCCGACCGGGACTTCTTCGAGCGTGGCTCCGGCGGCCGGACCACCCGCGGATTCTGGTGCACGAACTTCTACGGCTCGGGCAACCGCCAGGGCCTGATCTCCCTCTGGCTGGTCCAGCACCCCGAGACCAGACGCTACACCCTGAAGCCCGGGAAGGAGATCAAGGGCCCGTTCTTTCACGACCCGGTCCGTCGGGCGGAGGAACGTAGACAGGCCGAGGAGTACGATCGCCAGATGGAATCGGCGCGGCAAGCCAACTCCATCTGGAACAAGGTGGGCTAAGACATGCAGAAATACGGCAAAGGAAAGACGGCCAGACACAACTCCCCGAAGACGGAGCGGAGGTGCCGTACCTGCAAGGGCATCATGAAGTCCGACAAGCCCCTGAAGGGCAGGGCGCGGGCGGCCAACAAAGAACTGAGCAAAGAGACCGCCGAAGAGGAGAACGAGAGGCTGAAGGTACTCCTCAGGAAGACGATGGACCTGATCGGGGAGGACAGCCTCGGGCAAGAGGAGTTCTACGACCTGTACAACGAGATCGAAGAGGAGGTCGGGCAGACATGAGCATGAGGAGAGACGCGATCAAGCCAGGGAGAGAGTACGTCAACCTGAAGACCAGGCAGACCTACGTGCTCCTCAGCGTGACAAGGGACAGCGAGACCCAGGAGGAGAGGGCCGTCTACGAGGAGTCACCCCCTCAGTTCAAGAAGGACCTGCCCTGGGACCGGCCCATGTCTCTCTTCCTCGAGAAGTTCGAGGAGCTAGAGAGGCCGTGCTTCGACTGTGGAAGAAGCGGGCAGGCGCACCGGGACTACCTGGCGCAGTACGGGAGGTGCTACTGGGGCGGGTGAAGAGATGGCCTCGCCCGATACCCGCCCGCGATACGGCCCCTCGCGCGCGCGTAGAGTAGCAGGGGCTTAGAGGCGGATCTGGGAGGAGAAGAGCTGGGCCCCTCGTTCTATGTCGAGCTAGAGGTATCTGGCCAGGGCTTAGAGGCGAGGCGTCCCGTGGGCATAGAAAAGCCCCCGGTGGCCGTTGGCCACCGGGGGCAAAGAGGAGGCTAAGTGATTCGAGGGTAGGCTTTAGGCCTGCGAGCTGTGGGCCGCGATCTTGGCCTTCCGGGCGGCCTTCGCGGCCGGGGTGGTCCAGCCCTTGGGCTCGTCGGCCTTGGGCTTCGAGGCCGCGCGCTGCTTCTTCTCGACCGGGGCCTGGGCCTTCAGGTCGGCCAGGAGCTGCGTGAAGTCCGAGAGGATCTCGTCTTCCGGCTTCGAGAAGTCCAGCTGCTGCTTGACGTTGCCGAACGGTCCGCAGTGCGGGGACACCCCGTAGGAGACCTCGAAGCCCGAGATGTCCACCCGGCCGACCCGCTTGGTGCTGGCCACGTAGACGGCCCGCCCGGTCGGCCCCTGGACCTTGACGAACCCCTTCTGGCCCGTCATGGGGAGCTCGCTCGCCAGGATGATGGTCTCGAACTTCGCCGCGTCCACATACGTCACGTTGGTCTTCATCTCGTTCTCCGTTTTTCTTGGCTTCGATGGCCGGAGGATAATTCCTCGAACCATTTCCGCCACTTGATATAACCATTATACCAAACTTCGGACCGAACGTAAAGGAAAAAGTGACGAGGGACGCACTTTTTTTCGCGGCAAAAAGGGGTGTACAACCGGAGGCATACGTGGTATAATGAAGGGAGTGGCGGGCGGGAGGGGCCCCCGAGAGGAGAAGACCGGGGGCCGTCACGCTACTGGAGGTCCGGCGAGGAGGAGGCCGCGAGGGCCATCATGTGGTCGACCTGGTGCTCCGACGGGTCCTGCCACAGGGAGGCCTGGTAGTCCTGGAGGTCGATCTCCGAGGAGGAGCCCAGGAGGCGGCAGGTGAGGGAGAGGACGTTCTCCCACTGGAGGATGCGGTCCACCGTCTCGACGATGTCCTCCTCGTCCGTGGTCTCGTCCTCGATGAGGCGCGCCCGGAGGAACCGCAGGGAGGCGTAGGCCTTCAGCTGAAGGATCTCCCACTGGTCGTGCCGGATCTCTTTGCGGCTGTACGTCTTCATCGGGCCACCGCCTGGCTGGCGCAGAGGCAGGCCCATGAGGCGGTGAGGCAGGCCACCATGGCGGCCAGGAGCCAGTCGGTCGTGTTGCTTCTACGCATAGAGGAACCTCCGTGGTACGG